TTGTCTGTTGACAGCAACAGAATTATCTGTTATATTGTCCATGCAACAGAAATATCTGTTGACTAAATAAATCGGAGGAAATGAAAAAATGAATACCACGGAAAACAAAAACCCCATTATCACGGAAAGTATCAATCTTTCCTACACAAAAGGCGAATACAGCTTTTTCACGAAAACTGTTGCCCGCCTGGTCATTATCGCGCTGTCAATCTTGCGCGCTTGTGGATCCATTGTAACCGGCCGGCCGGCCGCGGAACTTGTCAACTGTTTGTGGATTGTACACCACATGTCCAATAAACTGGAGGGTATCGACAGCATTTCCAGTTCTGTACACGACAATTGTTTTTGCAAGCGCTGGCGCGAAATTAAAGATTGTATTTGCGCTCATTGTTACGCGCACAACCAGCAGTCGTATCAAACAGGATTAAAAGAACATAATATTTTAAACGGTATTATCTTGCGCAACGTTCTTCTTCCGGTTGCTGCTTTTAAACACTTGCAATTCATTTTCCCTTATATCCGTATCGAATCGTTCGGAGACGTTGCGAACGTGATACAAGCCCGAAATTATTTGCGGATTATAAAAGCCTTCCCGGGCAAGCGTTGCGCAATATGGTCAAAAAATATTTCCATATGGGCGGAGGCAATAAAGACGGAAGGAAAACCGAAAAACACGACTTTTGTTGCGAGCTCGCCTTATATGAATAAGCCCATTTCCGAAACATTTCTGGAAAGCTTTCCCTTTATCGATCACATTTTCACGGTGTACACAAAAAGTTTTGCGAAGAAAAACAGCGTTGTTATTAATTGCGGCGGCCGGAAATGCATGGAATGCATAAAAGCAAAAACAAATTGTTATTATCACGGTGGCCCGCTGTACATCAACGAATTGAAAAAGTAAAGGCAGGCGGCCGGGCCTGTCCAGCTGCAGGCCCGGCCCGGTACCATGAATAATATACGACTAAAAAAGCGGAGGAAAAAACAATGGATATTAATAGCATTATTGCGGATTATATCGCCGCAAAAGAACAAGAAACGGCAGCGAAAAAGCGCGCTGCAGCTCTGAAAAGCCTTATTCTGGACAATGCAAAAGGCGCGGACAATTTCACGACGGACGTCTACACCGTCATTATCAAAACGACAACGTCCAGCCGCCTTGACACTGCTGCGCTGTACAGGGATTTTCCGGATATAAAATCAGTATATGAAAAGCAAACGACGTCAACAACAGTTACCGCCGTCGTTACCGCGGACGCGGAAAAGAAAAGCGCATGATGAAAACGGGCCCGGCCGGACCCGCTCCGGCCGGGCTGGACAAAAAAAGGAGGTTGAACACAATGAAAACAGGCGACACAAAATACTATCGTGTAAAGCAAATCATCAGGAACGGGCGCGTTGTTGGTTACCTGGTTCTTGTCGGCCGGGTGTACGGTTATATTGTTCAATTGCACTATTACGACACGCCCGGTTACAAGGTTAACAACGCATTTGATTCTATCGATAAAGCTGAAAGATTCTTTGACGACGTATTCAAAAAAGAGGTGTAAACGTATGAAAATGTTATTGACAGCTGACAGAGTCCGCGCCATTGTTGCGGACGCCCTGACCGAAAAAGATATTGAGTTGCTGTTGCGCTCGCATAAAGTCAAGTTTTCCTATGATACCGGCGCCGGGTTCCTGGCGTTCCGCATTCCGGCCCGCTCCGGAACGGTCCTGGTATATAGGACCTGCAGCCGCTCCGCCCCGTTTGCGGTCAGGGCTGCCGCTCCGGCTCCGGCTGGCTACCCGTATAAGCTCCCCCGCTTTGCATGGGATGACTAAATAATGGAGGTGTATACCATGAAAAGAAACTTTTCCGGCCTGTTTGAGGATGAAGTGGCCGACGTGCTCCGCTCCGCTGGTCCTGACTATATTGTCCGCTCCGGTCCGTTTTCATGGGAACCCATGCGAATAATGATAGAAGACGGAATATACACAACCAGCGCCGCCGGTTACGTTACCGAATACATCGACGGCCGCCGCTCCGGTACCGTCGACACCGGATACCTTGTCCGCCGTCTCGCGCATACTGCTTTTGAAATTATGGAGGTGTAAGCAATGAATTATTCCGCTCCGACAACCACGCCCGGCGGTCACGTTTTCCGCCTGTATTCCGCGCTTGCTGACCGTCCGCACCTGCTCATCGCCGGCGCGACGGGTTCCGGTAAGTCCGTCACCGTAAACGGCATTATATACGCGCTGCTGGCTACCCGTGCCCCGTCCGAATGCGGTTTTATCCTGTTGGATCCCAAAAAGGTTGAGCTTGTCCAGTACGCCCGGCTGCCGCACGTCGTCCGCTACGCGTCGGAACCGTCCGACATGATCGACGCGCTGAACCTGGCGCTGAAAGAAACGGACCGCCGTTTCTCTGAGATGCAGCGCTCCGGCGTCCGGGAATATTCCGGCCCGGATCTGTACGTCATTATTGATGAGCTCGCCGACCTTATGGTATCGCAAAAGGCCGCCGCCCTGCCCCCGCTCCAGCGCCTGGCTCAGATCGGCCGCGCCGCCCGTGTTCACGTCATCGCCTGCACGCAAAACGTCATGGCCGTGACGATTCCAACGGTCCTGAAATGCAATTTTCCGACGATCCTTGGCCTCCGTACCGCTACCGCTGCGCAGTCCAGGTATCTGATCGCCTCCGCCGGTTGTGAGACGCTGCCGGACCCAAAGAAGGCCGGAAAAGGCATCGGGTACCTCCGCGACGGCGCCGACCTGGACCGCTACGAGCTCTATATGTACCCTGATGAAGAGATTTCCCGTCTTGTAAACTATTGGACCGCCGGCGCCCGTCGCGCCGGCTGAGGGGAGGAATTAACATGACGCCTGAAATGCTGTATGAAGATACGATTTCGTTCCTGGCTACCTGCCTGCTGGGCGAAGGCGACCCGGAACCGATGACCGCTGAGGATGCCGCTTATGCAATGTCCAATTGGGCAGCGGAAGGAATCGAATATCCGGAAGGCATGACGCCGGACCTGATGGCTGCCGTATGGAATTGCCTGATCGCTACCATGTGATACACCCGTTCCGGCGAACTGGACAATATCCGCTGCCAATGATACAGTAAATAAAAATATGGAGGTATACCACAATGACTATTCGTGACCTTGCTATGAACCTGATTGAACACGCCGACACGCCGCAATCCGTCATCGACAGGGACCGCGCTGCCGAAATCATCGGCATGCTGGATCCTGCAGCCGGCCTTCCGGAGGACCTGACGCCTGAAAGCCTGGCTGACGCATGGAACGATATCATCCGAAACCACACTTTTGAATGACCGCCCAGCACATAACTACACTGCCGCTCCGGGATCCGCTCCCGGGGCGGTTTATTATGCGTTCCGGCAGTGCATATTTCCCTTTTTCATGCAGAAAAGCGGCTGAATAATATACAATTTCAGCCGCTTTTATACACATTATTATTCAAAATCAAACATCTTGTGTACCTTCCTTTGCACTACACAATATATTGTATACAAACTATTCGCTAAACTATACTTTTACGAATAGTTTCGTTTCCGGCTCTGTCCGCTCCAATGGAAAAGCAACCTGTCACGTCGTAAGGTATATATATTATTATTTATTCGTATAAGTAGTATATATACCAATGCCCAGGCTCACTCGTCGTCCTCGTCCGGGATCGCTTCCTCCAAACGCTTGCGTGCCTGTTCCGCATCCAGTCCCTGCATCGGATTGTTCGGTGTGACCACCACGTCAGCAACGTCCTTGTACCCGAAAAGGTTCTTTCCGAGGAAGATCCCAGCGCCCGGATTAACCTTCCCGTTCTGCATATAATCGACCCATAATTCCTCCAGTAAGTCTATAGCTTTTTTAATTATGGGGGAGTGCGTATCGCTCCTATACTCGCCTCTTTTCCACGAATTTACCGTGCTTCTGTCCACACCCAACCAATTTGCCATACCAATCAATTGCGGCTTCCTGTCGTTCTCTACGCAGTGTTTAAAGTATTCCGCAATGCGTTGTTCGACCTGTTTCGGGTCAGATATATTTATAGGTGGAAGGTCCCATGACGCCATAGCCAGACGAACGAAACGAGCGTTGTCGCCAGGTTCAATCAGTTCGCCGCCGTCCGCAGTAAGGTCCTGCATCCATTTTGCGCCGCGTTTTTTCTTAACGATATCGACTACCTTGCCTTCCGTGTCCTTATCCATTCCGGTTAGCCTCCTTCCATGCCATATACTTTTTATATTCCTGCTCTGTGTACAGGTGTGTTGCGGGACAATGTGAGTCTACCCACAGTTCGAACCCGTGTACGGCAGCCCGAACGCAGAAGTGGCGATCCTCACCGTAGAGTGCGCGCTGAATATTCGGGATGTGTGTGTAGTCAACGCCGGCTTCGAGCACTTTGCGTTTGACGAGTG